TAATTCGTCGGCAGCGTCAGATGTGTATAAGAGACAGTAATAGCATTTTGCACAAAAATTTTCCCCAATCCACTAAAATTTTGTACAATCTGCTAGTAGCCCAAAATAACAGTACCCACACCCCTGCAGGGTAGGGGAGTGGGTAATAAATAGGAATTATTACAAGATATTATACAAACAACGAGCACATTGTAAACGTGGGAATCTGTAGGGCGATCTGCGTAACCCCTGTCAAATTAACATATGCTCCGGTTTCCGGCAATGTAACGTTTAGAATGGAGAGGTCCTTGCCTTTTACCATTAGCTGGCAGTTAATTTTGTGGAATCCTCTATCACCCACAACATACCCTGTCGTGATAGCTTGGCAAGCCATCGCAATATCATACGGGCGACCGTATTTTGTCGATAGTGTGCCAATACTATATTTTGTGTCCCCGTTAATTGTTTGGGATGCACAATTAACGGTCAGTCTGTTGTCATCTGCTTTTGCAAGTGTCCAGGTGTTACCATAAATGCACTCGGAAAATCCTCCGCTTGAATATTTTGTTGCAATACCGGAGGGTTTCAGGTCAATGTTGTTGTACGCAAATTGTGCAGCATAGGTGCCCGTTTTGATTGCACTGACAACAGCACCGGCAAGCAACTGGTACCCTGCATCATTGGGGTGAATGTTGTCGGACGAAAACAGTGTATAATTGTGCATGATCTGTTCGCACCCCGGCAAATATGCACAATTGCTTCCACCACATGCTGCATATGCGGGCAGCACGTTATTGGCAATATTAGCTCTGACCTGCCTGTCTGGGCTCCATGCAATCATGCCAATGTGCACAATTGCACTTGAAAAATTTGTTTTGCAGAGCCCTGCAAAAGACGCGATGTCTGCCGTTATTGTGTTGCTGTTGTAATTGTTATCATTATACCCACCGAAAACATAAATATCGGTGATATCAGCCGGGTCCGGGATTGTGGGCAATACTGTCGATACAAGGTCAGCAAATTTGTAGCCAACCCTAGAAAAACCATACCCACCTTGACATGCGGTGTAATAATCTCCGGTTGCAAGGCCCAGAATTTGCGGGACTTTTTGAGCCCACCCCATACCAGGACTTACACCGGCCCCCTCTCCCATTGAATAGCTATCACCGACAAATAGGTACTTTTTCGGGCGGGCAACGTCATGCAGTCCGTCAATATCGTTTTGGAGCTTTTTATCTGCTTGTTCGCGGGCGGTCTGCTCGGCTTTGATAGCCTGATTGCGGGCGGTCTGTTCTGCCGTGATAGCCTGTTCGCGGGCGGTCTGCTCGGCTGTGATAGCCTGCTGCAGCTGTGTGTCTGCCTGCTTACGGGCGGCAATTTCATCCGCGATCTGCTGGCGGGCTGCGGTGTCCTTAACATTGTATGATACAGCGTCAATGTTGATTTTATCAAAATCTGCCATGGTGCCCTCCTTAATCAGTATGGGTTGAGGTTGTTATTTTGATGGTTTCCGTTGCGGGGGTATACGATACAGTCACGCGGGAAAGTTTCTCAATATCTTGCACTTTTTGCAGTGCCTCGTTTGCCTTGGTTGCTGCCTCAGTGGCTGCTGTGTTGGCGCTCTGCGCGTTGCTGCGGGCAGTGGCATCTTTGACGTTAATGTCCTGACCGCCCAGATTAAAAACAGATACATCAGGCATATAGACTTACCTCCCTGTAATGGTAATGGTTTGGTCCGTCGGGCTGTACACATGCACATCACCGCCGTATATGGTGCTTGCCGCGCTGGGCGGGAATCCCATGTTAATACTTGTATCGCTTGCCCGGTACCATGCCGTGGGCGTGCTGAACAGTCGGGAAATAAGGTCAATGACCGAAACTTTCACACAATTCGTTCCAATCACCACAAGCGACGTTTGCGGGATGGTTTCCGGGTTTGTGCAAAGTACATCACTGACAAAAAACACGCTATTTGCGGGTAATTGTTCGGTAGCAGCCTGCCCGTTTTCCTGCTGGGGGGCTGCCGTGATAGCGTTTTTGAGCGGGTCGATAAAATTTTGTAGCGTGAATACGGGTGTCCAGTAGTCGGCATTGGTGATCTGCACCCCCTGGGGGACGGGCTGAACGGAAAGATACGCGGTGCCGTCCTGCGGGTCCAGAACCAGGGTATTTTGCGCATACTGGCTGGTGATATCCCACTTAATGGGGTCTGCATACTTAATTGTATTAAGGCTGACAAAATTTGCAAGCCTCCGGTCGATGTCAGTGAGCGCCTTAATAATCCAGTCAAGGTTAAGGTCGTGAAAATTGGTATAGGGTGCCCCGTGAATCGGATAAATGATACTCATGTTTTTTCATCTCCTTAATATACCAGCAGGCAAAAGTTTGCCCGAATGTCCGTAACGATCTTATGCACTGCATTTTCCGTTGCCAAAGCCAGCTCCTTGGCAATCAGGTCCTGCGGGTCTCTGCCGGTCCGGCCTGTCTCTGTCACAGTGTCTTTGTAACCGTCCTGCGCCTCGGTGGTGCTGTTGTTGGTGGTTGTTTGGTTGTCGGTGGTTGTGTCCGTGCCGGTGCTGGTAATGGTGTTACCGGTGCCCAGGGTGGTGGTACTCTTTTCGGCCGGGACAAATGTCCCGCTGTCAAATCCCGTTACATCCCTGATAGTGTTATCGCTGCCATTGTTTTGGCCAACGGTAGTAAGATTTGGGGTTCTCGTGGTTGTGCCGGTCACCACGCTCTTGGCGTTGTTGGTGCCGGAGTTGGTCCCGTGGTGATCGGTGGTGCGGGTGCGATCATCGGAGGCCAGCACGTCATAGTCAAGGCCCAGGGCTGCAGCATACCGGGTCCAGCTGGGCAGCATGGTTTCAGAAAACACACTAAGGGCCCTTTGCATCGTGGGTCCGTCGGCATACAAGACTTCTAGCTCCAGCGTGTCAAAAAGCAACTGATTGCATACCGTCTCTTTTGATACGCTTTCGGGCACTTTAAGGTCGTCGAATAGTGTGGGGTATCCTGCCAGTAACCCGTTAAAGCTTATTGTTGCGTGCATTATTAGTCACCTCCTGCGCGCCCGTGTCGGGCGGAAATCTCCAGTCAACCCACAGTTGCGATCTGTCAATCCTAAACAGCTTGTGGACCCGCTCACAGCTGCGCTGCAAGCTGTCCAGCCACAACGATGCTTTCGCGGCCGTCTCCACGTTATTAGAATTGACCTCATCCGTTAACATACGCTCTTTTTTGCTCGTGTTCGTGTTGGGAATCCCGACTTCGGTGTCAAAAAGCGCCTTGATGGTCTTGAGGGCGGTCAACAGCTCATTGGTAATAAAATTGCCTTTGAGGTCAGAGGAAAAGTACATCCACGGGGTTTGCCCGGATGCACCGGTTTTGGAAGCCTTAAGCAAAGAGGAATCAACGAAAACAGCGGGGTCACCCTGCATGATCTGATCAAACATCTTTTTGAAAGATTCTGCGCCAGCCTTGTTACCTGCCGCAAACACATACGCCAGGCGGCTGTTGATTAGATTGCTTTGGATGGTCTGGGCGGCAAGTGCCATCATGTCCCCGTAATATGCCACAATGTCCACCATGCCCCTGTAATCGGGCTGCAGGTTGATGATCTCGCACTGCTTGCCGATCTGGAGATACGGGGACCCCTTGATAAAGGGATTTGCAACGATGGAGTGCGTGGGATTGTAAAAGATGTTAATGCCGGTCAGCCCCATGCGATCATATACCAGGCCATACCGGTCGGTATCAAATACCGTCACACCGCCCTCCCCGAATACCAGGTATTGCAAGCGGTTGCTGGGCCAGGTGTCGGGCAATGTCCACCGTACCATGGAGACAGCCTCCAAAAACAGATATTTGCGAAAATAGTAAGACAGGCCGTTGCCCTTGGTGTGCATGACGGATGGTGTCACCGGTGATACATGGGCATTGATCTGCTCATAACTGTATGGTGCTGTCATCACAGGGCACCCCCCTTGGCCATCTTAAACAGCAGCCACACCGGCAGCTTGCCAGCAGGCCACGGCCCAGGACCCGGCCCAGGACCCGGTCCGGGGGGATTGCCTGCATCCCATTCTACTTCCCAGGTGCCAACCTGGTTCGGGATACCCAGAATAGCAGAGGGGTCAGTCCTGTATGCGGTGCCATATCCGCCCACCCAATATTCCCAATGGGTATGGATGCCGGTAACATTACCAGTCCGCCCTTGCTGCCCGATAAATTGCCCACGCGTGATGGTTTCGCCCACGCTGTGAATCTGCTGGGCAAAATGAGCTGCAAGCCAGTAGCTGTTATCGCTCATTTTGATGACAATGTAATTACCCCATGAATCATTGCCGGTTGTGCCGCCTTGCCAAGTATGGGCCGTGACGACCGTACCGGCCATCGGTGCATATGCTTTGTGGTCTTTGTGCACCGTGTCAAGGCCTCCATGGTAACTGCCGTCAGAGTATGCGGGATATGCTGCAGATACTCTAATGGGCGATACCCCTGTGATACATTGCTTATATACTGCCATATAAAAACACCTCCTACTCCAAGAAAAAGCCGTTGCGCATAAAGCTTTTAACGCTGTCGATCTCGGCAGCTGTTGCCGGTAAGGCAATGTCTGGGTCATCCACCATGATATACCCTTGGATGCTGGACAGCTGCACACGCTGGCACAGCGGCCTGCCGTGATCATCGTTGTTGTCGTCCACGATAATTTTAAACCGGGCCACCATGTATGGCGCCATGTCAAAGGCTATTGTGGACCCTGTAGCACCTTTGCTTGCTACATCTGCATTTGTCGCTTGCGCTGAATTTAAAATCCCGTTGCCGACATCTGACAATGTCCCGCCAGATAATGCCGCTTGTAGACCCCCAAACGCTGCTGCAATGCCGGTTTGCAAAAGCCCCCCACTGCCGGAGGGTATACCAAAGTTAATATTTGACAGCTGGATGGATACACCTAATTTTGCGGTCGTCTCGTGTACAAGCTGCTTATCGTTTGTAAATACGCGCATAACGCAGTCCCCGGTAAAAAGGTCTGTCACATATTGTATAGATAATGTGGTAGCTCCCCATAATTTTGAGGCATCAAGGGGTATCACTCCAAAGGGCTGCAAGTAAATAGTGTAATCCGTGTATGGGGCCACATTGCAATACTCCCCACGATTTGCCGCCTGCGGGTGTTTTGGGACAGTCACACTTACCGATTTTTTAAAATTGTTGTTATCGTCGCCCAAAATCCAGCCGGGTACATCAATAGACCACCACCCCACATCGATCTTAGATACAAGCGGCAAATGCGCTGTGAGGTCTGCAATGTCAAAGGGATAATAGTTGCAACTTACGATGTACTGGTACGGATTAAAAAGGACTTTTGTCAGATTGTCACTGATCTCGGAGTTATCAATACTAAGGTATGACACATCGGTCAGCAATTTTGCAGACAGCTTTTTGGCATTGCCAGGGGTCATTACTACATAGGTTATAGCTCCGATGGAGTTGGCATTTTTGGCAATAAATCCGATAACAAAAAAGCCCCCGCTGATTGTTTCGGCAAACCCGCCCTGAAAAGAGGTTGTAACGCTCTGTACTTTAGCAGTCGCCGGGTAAAGGCCATCCGAAATTGTGCCGTCATACTGTGCAGATGATCGTACCACATACTCGGTTGCACTGCTGATCTGGTCCCGATAACTTGCCAGGGTGTCAACAGTCATTGATGCAATCCAGCGCCCGTCGGAATACGTCCAGTTTTTGATCCAGTAATACCGGCCAAAAATGGGGATATTGCAATAATTGTACCCGGTGGGGTTGCTTTCGGTAGCAATCTTAATTTCGGGGTCGATGATGGTGCAGGGGGATTTTAGGTTGATCTCAAACGTTTGCCCACCGCTGGGCAGCTTGGTGCTATTGGAGCGCTTATTGATCTGGTAAAATATTGCCTGCATGTGTTGCGTCACCTCCTTATAAAATAACCGGTGGGCAAATGCCCGCCGGTGCCGGTCAGGACTTAGAGGGGTCCGCGTCCTTGTACATGGTAGTTTTAAGGGTGGATGCTTTGGCTGCCCGGCTGGTGCTGGGTGCGGTCACGTCGCTGGCCGTCATCAGGAACAAAACGGCGTTTTCGGTGAAGTCGTCGTACCAGCTCCAACCGTAATGATACCAGAAATTGGTATACAGGCCGCGTGCGTTCATCGGCGTGGGGACCACGCGGGACAGGCGCGGAGTGTAACCGATTGCATCCCAGTCCAGCAGACAGCCGAACACGTTGGTCAGCTGCACGGCTGCATTTTTGGTTGCCACGCCTGCGGTACTGGTAACAACAGGGGTTGCAGAGATGGTGTCGCGCTCGTCGATGTCCTGCCAGAACGTGACCTGTTCCGCGTCGCGGTACTTCAACATGTTGTCGTGGTATACCTCCGGGATAACGCGGGCATCAATCTGGCTCTGGGTGCCGCTGTACAAATACAGGTGCTGCCGATCATACGGGGTATGACGCATGATGTTATACGTCTTGCCGCTGATCTGCCAGTTCTGATGCCAGTTGATAGTACGCTCCTTCATAAGGCGGGAAATGTCGTTGATACGCCCATACGCGTACTTGGCAAACCCCGGGAAATTGGCCTCTTTGTACACATCGGCCACTTTCAGCTGGGTGCCCTGCTGGGCGTTGTACTCATCCAGCAGGTAAATGACGCTTTCGGGACTGGTGACAGTCATGCCGGTCAGGTGATTGGCCATCAGGTTATTGGCCAAGTTGCGCCGGTCGGCCTCGATCTGGTTTGACAGATGGAGCACAAAAGAGGACCAAAACTGCGCCAGCTCCTCAGGACCCTTAAATGCTGCCTGCATCTGGGTGTCGGCCTGGGTGTACACGCGGCTGTAGTTGGTCTGACCGTAATAGTTGGTTTGCAGGACTTTGGGCTTGTGCACCTCGTACATATCAATGCTCTGGCCATCCTCCAGCGCCCATGCCTTGTCCGTCACGGGGTCTGAATCGCAGAAATTGATCTTGCGCACATGGTTTGTCCAGTCATCGCCTGTGACCTGCAGGCGCTTCATCGGTGCATCATACGGCCGGACCGCAAAAATAGTGTGGCCCAGCACCTGGCTGATAGCTTTGGTATAGTTGTCGGTGCCGGTCTGCAGCGTGGCCTGCGCGACAGACACAAAACTCGACGTGTCCACGATGGGCGTCGTGGGTTCCTGCCCGGTCGCCATTTTGTTGATCTCGGTCAAAATCGAGGCGATATCCGCAAAATTCATACCAAGCGGCATATTACTGCACTTCCTTTCCGTAAGTGGGGTCGATGATACGGGCCGTTACCGTGCTCGCATCGGCTGCGGGCTGCTGCTGGATACCAAGGCCCAGCGCATTGGCCTGCATGGTCTGGGTCATGGTCTGCATTGCCTGGGTGGTGGACTGCTGGCCCTGCAAAATCTGCTGCAGCAGAGCTTCAAGGCCATCATACTGGCCACTCGGCTGCGCGGGCTGCGGTGTGATCTGCTTGGCGGGCTGGGCCGCCAAGGGCGGGACCTGCTGCGGGATAGCAGGATTCTGCACAGCTGCCGGGGCCGGCTGCGCGGGTTTGTCCATGGCTTCAATCTCGGCCTTGGTGTAGCCGGCCATGGCAAGGGCCGCTTTTTCACTGATTTTCAACTTTGGTCGCCTCCATTACAACATATGTTTCTTTCGCCAGGCATTTGACTACCTGGTCTTTATCGCCTCTGGTGACAGGACCCACAGCACAACACTGCCGCGTGTGGGCATCGTTGGCCCAGTCACTGTAGTAGCCCAGGCCCAAACGGGTGCACAGTTCAGCCAGCAAATAGGCACGCTCGTTGGTGAGCGACTGGGCAAAAATGATATAACAGTTCATAGTGGTCAGCCTTTCTTAATGTCATCCAGGGCAACACGCATTTCGGTGATAGCTGCCGTGTTTTCTTTCACCACGGTATTGCACTGGTACCACATCAGCAGGAAAGCGGCGATCGGAAAGCCGACGTTAGAAATAGCCTGAATCACAGTGTTAGCATCCATTTTGTGCACCTCCAAAAAATAAATATGATTAGAATAAAATCCCCGGTTCTTGCGCTGGCTGACGCTTGCCCGCCCCTTCTGGGGGCTGCCTTTGGGCACCGGGGATTAATTTCATTATATTCGATTGTGCGGAAAAATCAAGTATTGTTGCAATACTCGCGGAAAAAAATTTCATCCGAATAGCGCTCAAATTCAATTTGCCTTTGCAGATACGCGGGCCAGATATACCCATATGCGGCCCGAAATCGTTTGCGCTCATAGTCGCCGGAGCCGTATGCCGGCATGTCACCGGACCGGTGCCGGCATACATAATAGAGGGGCTTGCTTTTATGCTCATAGATACAGCACCGGCCGATCTGTACAAGTGGGTAATATTCGCGCAATGGGCGGGATACCACTAAACTTTTTTCTTCGGCACTGTACTGGTTTTCGATCGCCGATCGATAAAAATCTGTCCCGCTCATGGACCGGTACAGGGCAGTTTTTGCTTTTTCTCGGGCGACAGGGCTATCTACCAGGTCAATGAGCAAAATGCCCTTGTCTTTAAGCAGCTTGACGCGCTCTTTTTTGCCGATCATCCGCTCCACGGTGTCGGTAATGTCCCATTGCATATAGTAGGGGTTTGCCATGCCCACGGCATTGGACATGCACAACAGCGTGATGGGCTTTTGCCCTTGCAGCTCACGGTTGCGGTTGACGGTCTCATAGATGTTTGCCAGGCCCACGCCCTCACCGCGCCGGTAATAGTCGGATTCTTCTTTTTGATATTCGTCCAAAATTATAATGCTAGTGTTTGGGCTCGAAAAGCCACGGGTCCGGGCCATCGTGACAACATTGCCCAGCACTCCCGACATCTGCGCCGGGCGAATAGGGACCCCGGTGTCAGTATAGGCCCCTGCGTTGCCCACCTCGTACATGCCAGCGATTTGTGACATCTTAAAGGGTGCATAGTGTGTATTTAAGTCATTGTTCAGAGGGGACCATGGCCACATCAAGGGCGACGAACATATTAGTTCGGCCTGCTGCGGCGTACGGCGCAGATACAAAAACTCCTCTCCCGTCTGGTGCACATGCTTAAGTGCTCCATACGTCTTGCCGGTGCCACGTCCACCCCATATAAAAATGATAGGGGCACCGGTGGATAGAATGCCGTCATCCTCCGAAAAGTTGGGCCATCCCTCATCCGTAAAAAGCTTAATCATTAAACTACCTCCATGATCTTGTACCCCAGTATCTTAGCGTATTCATCGGTGATGCCTAGGGTGTAGGTATTATCACAAATACATAGGTTACGGGTTATGTGGACCGTGTGGCCGTCAACCACAAAATCCGGCACTTTTGGGCGATCGTTATATATGACTTGATTGCCGGCAGCAAGGCAAAACGTAAAGCCCGGCTTAAAGGCATCAAAACCACCCCAGAGGGCCAGCTCAAGGCCGCCTTTTTGCTTGTTCACTCCGGCTATTGTGGTTGTAATCCTGCCGCCCTTAGTGTAGGTGGTGGCGTACTTTTTGGCACCCCAGGTCATAAACTCCGCGTAACTGTGTTCCTGCTCATACACGCCCATATAGTGCACATTGCCTTTGGGGTCTGTAGCACAGGCACCATTATCTTTTGCAAGCTGCTTGACGTCCCGATTAAAATCAGTCAAGTCAATGTCACCCAGGTATTTGACGCTGTCTGTATCACAGTATACGCCGTTTTTGCCTGCTGCCCATTGTGCGATCTTGAGGCGCTTGCGTGTGTGGGCCGTGGTCCAGACTCCCCATTGATACGGTAAAAACAGATGGGGGCAGTGATCGTTATAGCTGCCCTCCGGGTCGTCGGTGCACTCGCTCCACAGGTTGTCGGGGTCGTCCTCATCAAAAAGCGTGTCCAGCTGCAACGGGTCTTGTGCCGTCATGCCGTAATAACTGTTAAGGTCACCTTTGGATTTGACATAATACAATTCTTGACCGGCCACACCTTTTAAGGATGTCTTGCCGGTGTAGCTCTCTTTGACGCAATCCGTCAAGGGCTCTGGCAGCTTACCATAATCAGACGTATACAGGTCCAGCACATTGAGGGCATCCCAGTCGTACTCTTTGGCAATGATCCTAAAATCAATATCCGTTATGGTGATCTCAAAGTGATCTGCAGACAGTAACCGGCCGTTGTCGTTAATATATCCCTCACAGTGGCGGACCTTGGCGAGCGGGATGTATGGAAAACCCCACCACTTATACCGCTGTCGCAATCCTTTGACCTGCAGGCGCATCAGGCAGGCTTTGCCGTGCCTCATACATTGCATGAGGCGCTGCACCGTGGCCGGCTCCTGCCGAAACGGGGTCATCGGAAAATAGCACTCACACTGTACGGCAGGATAAGCGCTTGACATATCAACGGACCCAACGTTTTCCAGGTGCAGCCCCACATAGTACCGATTGGCGTGTGTGTCACCGCCCCGGAATGCCTCGCGCAACATCTGGTACAGTTCCCACGACGGCAGAAGGCGCTTGACGCGCTTGATGCCCCATTTGTACATTGCTTGCCGCGCCATGCGCCTGACGTATCCGGTACGCGTTAATGGAATAGTGTACAAATCATCTCCGTCACGCTCCATCTCAATAAGCAGGCACTCCACAATGCACCGCACGTCATTGATGCAATACGCCAATTCTGCGGATGTTAGCGGGGTCCAGGGATACCGGACTTTGGAGTAATCAAGGGTGCCTGTTAATTTTGCATGAGGTGCTCCCAGCTGCTTACCCCATGCATCCAATGATAGATTGCTATGCCGCATACTGCACCGGTATTCGATCTCACGGTTATCGCATTTCAGGACCCTTCGGGGTTTGCTTGCAAATACATCACCGGGGGCAAAATCCACCACCCCGGAAAGATATTGGAATTCATGGGCCAGGTTATGCACATACATGCACAAATACCAGTTACCTTGTGGCCCACTATTGGCCCGTAAGTAGTCGCTGATTTCATCGGTAAAATGCAGCCATTCGTCCCAGGTACGGCCTATAATGGTAACATCTAGGCCTAGCTGACATTGCCAGATATACATGATGGTGTGGGGGTTGCCGTCAATGTCGGTGCAAACTCGGCTTGTTTCAATATCAAATGCACACGGCATATTGACGTATAACCGCTTTTTGTTGGTCTTGCGCTTTTTGCCCTTGGTGTGCTTGCGATCCAAGTGTTCCATGAGCCATGGCACGGGGTTGTAATTACAAGCCTCCACCAAAACCTCCGCGCAAGTCGGCGGAGCTGCTGCCATCGCTATAGTCCCAGTCTTTGCCATAACTGACCTCACCTTGCTGCCATTTTACAAAATCGTCAATGCTGACATTATAACCGCCTTTTTCTCGCCAGTACATGACGGGCTGATCTGACGGGTAATAGTACACACCGGAGGCCTTGACGATCTCCCACCATTCTGACAGGGACGTGTACTGATCTTCCGGGACCTCGGACACGTCAATGCCGCCAACTTTCATTTTTGCCTCGAATTCCTCGCGGGCACCACCCACGGTGGACCCTTTGGCGCGGACAAAACGCGCCACATCTGCAAGGGCTTGTTCCAGCGCTTTGCGATCTCCGCGCATTGCCTTGATGGTGGGAAAGCCTCCGGCGAATTCCTTGTAGATGTCGCTCGTGCTGCTGATCGGGTCCTTTGACAATCGCTTAATACGTTTCTGGGCAATGTCGCGCAATCGCGTGTATTCCTTGCGCATCTCTCTGTCCGGCCAGGATTCCAGGGCATACGGGGTATAGAGCTCAGGGTCATATTTAAGAGCGGCTCTTGCTTTGGCTGCACCGACGGCCATGCTTTTCACGTTCCTTTCTTTCAAGAATCATCAGATACCAGTCAAGGGGATCTGTTTCAATGCCAAGATACCGGAAAATGGCCTTTGCCCAGTCGGAACAAAAAAACTTTGCGTCTTTTTCGACTACTCCGCTATATACAATAGCCATTGCAAGGCCCTGGATGGGGTCGTCGCTCTCCAGCAATATGGACTTGTTAATGCTTTTCATGGTGATCTCCTAACAAAAAGGCCGCAGCACTTTGTGCTGCGGCCACCGATCGAATTAAACCAGGTTCAGGGACAGGACCTGCCCCTTCTTGGTGCTGATCAGCACGGGCTTGATCTTAACGGGCTCGGTCCAGGTGTCCGGGGTGCCCAGCAACGTGAACATGCGTTTGAGCGACTGATAAACCCCGACGGACACACACGCGTAAGACTGGCCGTCATCCGTGATAAGGACGATACGCGGGGCAATCACCTTGCCCTCCGGTGCATCTTCCTTGCTGACCTCCACGCACTCGACGGACACATGCACCAGGGACAGCACTTCATTGACGTGTTCTTTCAGCTTGTTGGCGGGGTTGCTGGTTGCGTTGTAAAACGCAACTGCTGCAGAGCGGTCAGCAAGGTTCATGTCGGTGTAACCTACACCGGTGTTCATCACATCAGACACCATCATGGCACCGTTGTTCTCGGACTTGGTCATAGCTTCAGACATAATATAAAACTCCTTTCGTTTAGCCCTGTCATCATCAGTACCGGGCGGGCGGCCCCGGTAGACGGCCCGGAGGCCGTTTCGACTTAATCAGTCTCTGTAGTATTCTCGATAGCAAGATGCCTGTCTCTTATACACATCTGACGCTGCCGACGAATTAGAC